ATTCTTGTCAAGCTGTCGTTCAACGTGTTCAGCGTTTGGGTAAACCCCTCCATGTTTCCGCCACTGCTTTCAACCGCTCTGCTCCATGCAGTAAGGTCTTCAATGTTGGTGTGCGTCACCTTTGACAAAGTATTCAATTGTTTCAGCTCGCCGTTGATAGAATCAAAAATCTTGGCAAAAGAAAACCCCGCCATCAGCGGAGCAAAAATCTTTCCAACGATTCCGCTGAATCCCGTCAACAGCTTGCTTTTTGTTTGTTCAACGCCTTTATCCACACCGCTGGTATCAAGACCCAACGCTATAACCAGTTTATCTACTACGTTCATTTGCCTTATCCTCGTTGATGCTGTTGATATAAGCTATCTCATACATATCCAACGCATCTTCATAACTGTATACTGTTTGCAGTTCGTACAATGTTGCATACTTCTTTGTTATCAGAACAGCAAACAATGCACTTACATTCGGGAATTTTTCCCAATTTCTATCTTCGCCTTTGAAGTGGTAGATTGGGAGTTCCCGTCTTCCTCGAAAAAATCGAAACTGATTTCCAATGCCGCTTTCTTCAGTGCCAACAATGTCCAAAAGCTTTCGATATATCCGTTAACAGTTTCGGGAGTACACTGTTCTTCCATGTTGCCAACGATACGATAACAGCAGGATAACAGAGTATTTGAAATCGGCTCTAACTTTTCATAATCCAACTTTTCGATGGCTGACATTATCACTTTCGCATTAATAGCCATCTGCGGATTCTCACGAAGTTTATCAACATCTAATTCTGCAACATCTTTATTTGCTACCAGTAATAAAATCTTGATGATTAACTTTTCCTGCTCCGTTGCAGGTAACTGCTTTACTTTAAATTTCAGCATGTTGCCTTTATCGTTTATCGTTACAATTTTTTCTTTTAACATGCGCCCTCCTAAAATACACAAAAGCGCCCACAATGCATTTAGAAAGCGGTACATATATAAACATATACGCACCGCTTTTAAACACTCTTACTGGTTACCTAACGCTTACTTTTTCAAAATCAAAACCATAACTTACTGGGTCAAGAACTTTCTTCAATCCCGGCAACAGTTTACCAGTTTTCAGCACACCGCCACTGTAAGTATACGTTTTGTTCACAGAAGGAACTTTCACTACCAACGTGACTTCGTAAGTCCTACGATTCTTCTGACTTGCCAAGTACAGATTGTTTAAATACTGCACACTGGGAGAAGCCGCCTCAAACTTAATCGTTACGGCTTTGATGGACGGAACATAACCTGCCGCCATGTAACCATCAACACCCATTCGGGTTTCAGCAATGGTATCTTCAGACTGGTCAACCGCTTGGTCAGTGCTGAAGTTGTTCAGTGCGAAACCAGTAGGGTATAAATCCTTGACAACCATGTAAGCGGTTGCGTTTGCAGATGTAATATTATTCATACTGTTTCACCCCCTCTTACATGAAAGCGGTCAGCGGAATGTTCAACTTGTTCACGCTACCGCCATAGGTATACCACAGATTGATGATAGGAGTACCACGTTCGGCACGAACCACAGCACCGGGGTCTTCCACTTTATAGAAGTATCCCTCTGTGAACAGTGCTTCGGTAATATCTTCTCCTGCTTCAATATACAGTTCGGATTTCTGTTTCTCGCTCAATACGATTCCTGCATCGATAACACCATTCATAACAGCGGTATTGATGGGGTCTTGTAACCAAGCGGAAATCTGCGTATATCCCATTTCGTTATACGGAACTCGTCCTGCCATCGTCAGACCATCCATGCAGGAAATCTGCACAGCAGAACGTAACCAAATAGCGTTAACGTAAGCGTCAAGCCATTTATATTTTCCACTTACTGTGCCGTTGTACAGGAATACAAATTCGGGATTCCGTGTTGCCCAGCGTCCGTAATAATTCACGCCAGCCGCTTCAAGGTTGCTTGCTTCCGTTCCATCGGTAACCATAGCCGCCAACCCGCTCTGCGATTTGAAAGCGAAATTGATGACACCCTGTCTGCGGTTCCAATCGATAGAAGCCGCTTCTGCCATAATAAATACTGCATATTCCGCAGTACCATATACAACAGATGTACCGCTATACTGTGCGGTTTCGATAGCATTTCTAACGCTCTGTGCGGTTGCCGCAGATTCAGAAACGTATGCACTAAACAGGAAAGATACGCCCTGCGAACTCGTCCACTGTGCAAAACCCATGATTTCGTCAGAAGTCATGCCATCCACACACGTAAACGACACCCAGTTTTTCGTATTTTCGATAACATTAGTCATTGCCTGTACAGGGGTCATGCTATCGCTACCAGTACTGATTACTGCACCCGAATTTTCGGTCATTCCCAGCATAGCGGAAATATCTGTGCCTTCTTTTCCTGCGGTAACATAGGAAATAGTACTGGTCGCACCAGTGCTTCCGTTGGTAATAACGAAGCCTTTAGTAACACTGGAATATACAACAGTACTGTTCGGCACGTTAACAATGATAGCGTTCTGAATTGCCTGTGCGACATCGCTCAACGATTCAATCTTAGTAAAATCCAGCCCAGTATACGTCTGTTCCGTTCCGTTTAAACTAATTTTAAACGAGCCATCAGCAATGCTCTGAAAATCTCCATAAGTTGCAGAAATTTCAGCACCAATAATGCTTGCACCCATAGCGATAGAACCCCTACGGGCAAAATACAGTTTTTCAGGCTTACGGAACGAATTGTCATAGCCTAAAAAATAATTTGTTGCCAGTGCATATTCTTTGGAATCTACACCGAAATAGCTTCCAACTGCGTCAGCAGACGGAAAACTTAATAACTGCGGAAACGTACATAAAGGATTGTCGGTCAGTAATAAACCGCTCATCACTAATTGTCCGCTACCGCCGTAAATCACTCGGGGATTTACGCTTACGATATAATCGGCAGGAATTGCCAATCTAATCACTCCTTTCATGGTTCGTGATGTACGTCTACATTCTCAATATATGCAGATACCGTATTTGCCGTTTCCTGCGGCAATACTACGCTATCCCATCGTGAAAGATGCAACACAATGCGGTATCGGTGTATATACTGCTGTTCCTCATCAACGAAAGGCAGATATTGTACGTCCTCCGCATAATCAAGAGTAATTTTATACTCGTTGAAAAAGTTATAGCCTACGAATGACCGCCCCACAATAGCAAGTGTGGTTGCCCTTTTCGCAAGCGTTTCTCTATCGTCACCGCAAAAATCAATGTTGATTACATATTCCCGCAACGTATATAGTGTTACTTCCTTATCAGAATACCTTTCAACATTAGTCCCGATGCGGTTAATCGATTGGTCGTAATACATCGTCCAATCGTTTATTTGTGGCAATGTGGAGCGGTTCTGATACCCACGATAAAGGTTATCCTGTACCACATCCGTGTATTTCAGAATAAAATCGTTTACCGCTTCATACATTCGAACCACTCCATTCACTTGCCGAAAAATCAGGCGGTGTTACTATCATGTGAACACCCACATTGCACCAGCCGTCCCAGCTCCAATCCTCAAGCACAGCGGTAACAAGCCAGTACGTCCCATCGTTACGCTGGATAACATCTCCGTTGCGTGTAATAGGTAACCGCCTTTCACCACTTGCTGGCAACGAAGTATCAGAATACAGGAACACCTGCTCACTGGTCTGTGTATCGTTCATAGCTTCAAGATGTTTCAGCGTATCACTGTCCAACGGCTGGAAATTGGCATTAATTGTTTTAGGCTCTGCGTATACAGGAGTAACTTTTCCTTTTACATTTTTCTGCCCTAAACTCTGATACAATATGCAGTTTTCATCGGGGTGAATTGCAGTTATAGCCCCTCTCACAACATGATGTAAGTTAACGCCAATCATTTATGTTCCACCTTGTACGTAATCGAATTAATCATAACGCCAGTATCATGCAGTACCCTTGTTGGGTCGTTTCCTTGCTGATTCTTACCCTTTGCACCAGCAGATTTCCTTGCCTTTGCCGCTATCGTTGCGGGCTTGTTAGGTCTTGGGTCATCCGGCGACCACGCTTTAATAGTTTTCACGACATCTTTCGATGCGGTCTGCCCTACCATATCGTGTGCCGCTCGTATACTGCTTTCCTTGATGCCTTGCGAACTCAGGATGCCTTGGAACATCTTGCACCATCTATCCCGATTTTCATCGGCTGTACGCTTCAGGAACGGGCGGGGTGGATTGTGATCGCCATACTCATTCAGATAACCAACATACGCAACGGGCGTACCATCGCTATAACTGGCTTCTTCGAATATTCCAACCTGCGTTTCGTATTTAGCATCTTTGATGTTTTGCAGATACTTTTTCAGCCCTTTGAGCCGCAAGTCAATCTTCCCAATCACTAACATGATGTATACCCGATGTACCGCATACCTACACGATATTTAGCCGTAGCAAGCCAAAACATACTGCCGCATTGGGTCTGATTATACCAATTCGGATTATTAGTATACGCCTGTAAGCTGACGCTGACTTTACCCTCTGTTGCGGCAGTAATAAGCCCAGGCATAGCCGTACCCCTCTGCATTAAGGTAGCTATATGGCATACCAACATATACAGCAGGGTTTTGCGTTCAGCCAGATCCGAAATCTTACTGTTTTCTGTATTATCACAGAGCAGGCAGGCTACATTGAAAAACTGGGTTAACTGTTCTGGCGTGAAAACATTATTAAACTGTGGATATAACGCCAAGAATTCACTGGCGTCAAAAACTACCACGTTCATTTACTTTTCCTCAAATTTCTCCGTCTTTGCTTTTTTCGGGTCGATAGGCTCAAAACCATTGCGTAAATCCTTACGTTCGATGGCTTCTTTCCTTGCCTTGCCTGCGGTAGTAGCAAAAATCAAGCCTTTAGTAAATCTCGGGTCATCCACAAAATTCCGCTTGATTTGCTCCCATGCTTCAACAGGAACATTTGCCGTAATACCATATGCACCAACAGGCAAAACGCCAGCTTCTTTGCCACGCAGATTATTTGAATTGCCGTGGATTCTGATTTTTTCAATTTTGCCCTTGTTATTCAGCACTTCAAAAATACAATCCCTCGGGATGTTGGCACATACTGTTACAGTATCGTTTTTTACAGGCTCAACCACTTCTTCGGTATTGATTACATCGCCCGTATTCAGCACTTCTTCGTTAACTTCTTCTTTTCTCTTGCGTGTACGTTTTACTGCCATTTTTGGTATGCCTCCTATTAAAAGAAAATCCCCTCACCGAATCAGCAAGGGGATTGTTTAAAACTCGCTTATACGCCTGCCATAATCTGAATAGCATACGGACGCAGTACAATAGCGCCATAAGTGCCAGCAGAGAATTTCTGCTTGTAGCTGGACAGTTCGGGAATCAACTGATGGGAACGCATCTTTTCGGAATAGCCCAGTTCAGCAACGGGCGCACCATCAACAGTACGTGCCGCCAGCAATACAGAATTACCACTTGCATTAGCCAGTTCCGGCAGAGTAACGAAACTGATATTAGTGAAGTAGTTCTTCAGAATATCAATTACGGATTTGCCGTATTCGGTGGATTTACCTAACATAACCATAACAGCAGGCGGAGCGGCAAGCACAAGGTCGCTATCAATGGTGATACGTCCTGCACTATTGGTAGCCAGTTCCCCAAACAGTTTGATAATATCATCATAAATCTGAATGGTGGTTTTATCTGCCCACTGGGTCGCAGTGCCAACAGTGGTCGGGGAAATATCAGCGTTCAGGTTCGGGTCGTTCAGCAAGCCGTAAATACGTTTACCAGCTACGCCACGCAGATAGAATTTATTTGCGTCAATATCCAGCACTTCAGCGGCAGAACGCTGTTTCTCGGAAATCAGGTCAATAGTAGCACGACTTGCAACAGCCGCTTCACGTTCACCATAACGGATGGTGGTCTGATAAACGTAGTTATCACGTTCAGGATATACCACGTTAACATCAGCGGTAGGTTCATTACCATAATCGGTATACGGAGCGGTACCGCCTACAATTTCAGCCGCCTTGAAAATAGCGGAGGAAGTAGTCCAATCACCTTTACGAGTTTCTCCAAACAGCAGACGAGCGTTTCTCGGTGCGGTCAGAATATCAACCACGGACGGGTCAACATAAGCGGTGAACACAGCGGGAACACCTACGTTCGGAGAAGTAATAGCCGCGTCAGCGGTCATGCCCTCGGTGATAAAATCTCTTGCGCCATCAAAGACAATGCCTGCGTCTTTCATGGCTTTACGGAGTTCATATTTAGAAATAGCCATTCGTCTGTTCTCCTTTCTTACCAGTTGGAAATTACGGAAATTTCGTTAGCGTCAGCGGTAGTAACGAAATAGAAATCGGTTTCAACTGCACCGCTAACAGTACCGCCAGCCGCACCAGCTTTTACCGCACCAGTAGTGGTATCCGCAAATACTTTCTGACCTTTGGTAACGGCAACTGCCGCCTGTACGAAGAAATCGCCTTTCTTCTGTACGCTTACGTTACCGCCAGCAGGAACAAAATTGATTGCATCGGCATCAGTATCGAGTACGTAAGCAACCTCACGAACAACGAAACCCAGCGGTGCGCCGCTGCCACTCGGATTTACCTGCCCTGCATCGGTAGTATCTTCCCAGCAGAAACCACCAACGGGAACGTTTACTTTAGCGATATAACCTTTTGCAGTGCTTACAATCGGATTTACTGCGGCGTATGCACCCGGCAAACCGACAGCAGGCACGAGATTAACTTTATTCTGAAAATTAGCCATGTTTTAATCTCCTTTCAATCATTTACGGATTTTATTCAGGGCTTTCATGTATTTGCCCATGGAATCATCCAGTTCGCCGCCAATCATAGCGGAATCAGAAGCCATCGCAGGACGGCTGGAACACATAATATCAACCATGCCAGCATATGCACTTGCGGGATATTTCTTTACCGCAATGCCATTCTTTTCCAATGCGAATTTGTAAATCGCTTCGGCAGAATCAAACGCAAACGGGTCAGAAATCTCGCCAACCAGCGGACGAACCTTTTTAGCCGCCGCATTGATACCACGCATCTTTGCCATCATAGAGTCCTGAATCTTCTTCATAGAATCTTCTCCCAATGCTTTTTCCATGCCCTCACGTTCATGGTCGGCATCAATCTTTTCGGGGTCAGCTTTTTCCCGTTTTTCGCCATACTTGACGCCCAGATCGAAAGCCGCCTTAAATTTCGGGTCTTTCATCAGTTCGTCAAGATTGTCTTCATCGACAGGCAGTTCTTCATCTTTGCCGCAAGCATCTTTGACTTCTTCCTCATCTTTTGCTTCGTCAAGGCGTTTTTCCATGCCCTCGGCTTCGTGTTCGGAATCCAGCTTTTTAGGCTCTTCCTTTTCCAGTTTCTCGCCGTACTTCATGCCTTCTGCAAAAGTGGGTTCCTCATCTTTGGTTTCACCCATCTTTTCCAGTTCTGCCTTTGCCGCCGCTTTTTCTTCATCAGATGCCAACGGCATGAATTTCGTAAGAAATTCGTCGATAGGAATTCCATTCATCATACTATTCTTTCTCCTTTCGTTTTCATTGCTATATTTAACAGCATCCATGCTGTCAGCAACCTTTACATCGTGTCCCGCCCGTCCCTCGGGAACAAGCGCAACGTGATTGCCTTTAATATTCCGCATAATCAAGTCGTAATGCACTTTTGAGCCATCTACCTCGGTAAATTCCCCCGAAGTAAAATCAGGGTCATAAGAGTAACAACAGCTTATTTCAGCCGCCTGCCCATCTTCGATATACTCGATAGCCTGTGCATCCGTAACTGTCATGCTATTCTTTAGATATGGTGCTTCAAAAACCGCATCTGTCCCAACACTGCCGACAACCCATTCTTTAGCAGGATTCTCGGCATTGATTTCGTGATGTTCTAACAGCAACGGTAGACCGTTAAAAGTGTTAGCCGCCTTTTCCAGTTCATCAGCAGGACGTAATGCGTAATAAATTTTCTCGGGGTCGAATCCATGCTCATCGCTGAACGGAATCTCTTTCCCCAAATACGGATTTACAGTTGCCTTTGAAATTGGAGTTAACGCAACGTGTAAAAATCCATTATCATCTTTCGTTCTCATGCTCGGCTTTGCATCAAGAACGATATTGTGTTTATTCATGCTCGATTACCTCCTTTCTATGGAGATTGCCAATATAAAAACCGCCACCCAAAAATGAATAGCGGTTATTATAAAAATGACTGCGTAAAATCGCTTGTATTGCGTTTTTAATGCTTGTCTAATACAAATTATCACGCAAGCGGTTAAAATGCATCATAGACAGTTTTACGCTGTTTTAGATGCATTTTCGCTTTCGTGGTTTTATTCTGTGCCGGGGAAAATTGCTTGGAACGTACACATGCAGTAAATCAACTGCCCTGGCAATACATATTCGCCTACATCGGAGTCGTATAATCCTTTATCTAAATCAAAAATCTGTCCGTCCATCTCCATATGAGTGATACGGCTTGTTTTCTCGCCGGGGATATGAATCCATTCCCCTTTTGTTGCGCCATACGCTTTTGCATTGCTCATAGCCATTTGTTGCGTAACCTTTTGTACTTGGTCTTTAGCAATCAAATCAGCTCTGCGCTCTGCACGTTTTAGCGCATCTTCTTCACTTTCTCCTGCACGTTTATTGACTAACGGATGGTCGAATTTATCCTTTATAGCTTCATGTATTGTAGCCCTGTCACCGCCACGCTCCACAGCATCTCGCACAATATCCTGTACTTCATTCAGATAGTTCATCGGTATTGTTTTTATGAGGTTTACGCTTTCTTCCACAAATTTTGCAATCTCTGCTTTCTGCGCATCTGTGTAATTCGGTGTTAACGCAAACCCCATATTTTTTAACTGCTTCTGAATATCTTTTCTCGTGCGTTTCTGCGTTTTATCTGCCAACCATTCAGCCATCTGCTTATCTCTGCGCTCAAATTCCTTTTTCCATTTTTCACGCAGTTTCTTCATAACAGATTGTAAATCACGCAACATGCCATCGTTAGCCTTATCACTGTACAGTGAAAGAATCTCGGAACGTGTTTCCTCATTCATCGCCCGTATTAACTTTTTTATTTCTCGCCTGTACCTTGCAGTATATCCTGCATTCGGATACATTCGCCCAAAAGTTACCCGTTGCGGTTTCATTCAATCACGACCTCTTTTTCTTCGGGAATATCCAAAGACGGGAAATCATCCTCACGTTCAGTTAACGTATTGTAACCGCTGTTCGCATCAGCAATAAGGCGCTCCCTTGCTTCGTCCTCGCTGATAACTCCTGCGGTAATCAGTACGGAATCCGTATCAGCCTGTATCTTGTTTGTTTCTGCGATTGCCCGTTCATCTTTTTCGGAAAGCGGCAGGAAGTTGAATACAATGCTATCATCGTATTCGCCATATTTGTTAATCTGCAATACTTTCAGCACTCTGCGTAACTGGTCGGCAAATATCTTTTCCTGCATAGCCTTGATATTATCGTAGTGGTTTTGTAGTTCCATATCACCCGTGGAAAATCCATTAGGTGACAGCCCCCACATTTTTACGACAGGCTCGTTGAACATAGCCGCCACGTATTCCATGCTTTGGCGTACCATATCTGTAACACCAGCCAGCGATGTTGACATAACAACCAAATCTTCCGCTTCTTTATCAATCGCCGCACAGCCATCATTTGACCTGTTCTGTACAAAGTATTTAATACGATTGTTTAATTCGGTATCGAAACCGCCGCTCAATACGCCTTCCATATTTGTTTTCAATACAGTCAATGCGTATTTCTGTAACAATCTTCCTGCGGCTTCTCGGTTTTCCGTATAGTGCGCAACAGCATCTAAAACCTTTTGTGCAAGGCTCAAACCAAAAAAGTTATAGGCAGGTTTTAACAATGTAGTTAACTTATTTTCCGCAAAATAGATTACCCTGCTTGCGTGTACTGGAATGCCCTGTATATACCACATAGACGGCTTGAAATAATCATCAGCCATCGGGTTTACGCTGTTATACAAGCCGGGAGTAACAAGGTACGGTTCTATCAGTTTAAATCCTTTCAGCGAATCCTGCTCAAACGTGATAGGGTCAAGTATTAACGGATTTACCCATTCTTTCGGGTCGCTACCATCATCAATAAACAGCAAACAGCCGCCCATATAGCCGCATAAGCAGGAAGCAGAACGGAATAAATCACGGATTTTGTATCGTTCAAGTTCTGCGGTTAACTCCGTGATTTTATCATCATCTTCCGTATCTTCTCCCTTGCGTGTGAGTTCGCCCCATTTTCTGACCATCTCATCGGCTCGCATCTCCACGCCTGCACGTATCAGCCCATTCTGTGAAAGATTAGCTAATACACTGTACCCGATAAATGTAGTATCTGTTCCAGCAAGCACTCCCAACGATTTTAAACTATGGCACAACGAACCATCTTCAATTAGTGTATCTAATTGCGGGCGGATAGCTTCAAACGCCTTATCATTAGCCTGCCTTGCCATCTTTGGGGCGTTCCCTAAAGTCTGCGGTAACCTGTATTTATCAACATCAAGATAAAGGCTGTTATCGTGTATTAAGTTTTGATTTACTGCAATCTTCTTTTTCTTCTTGCTCATTGCTACATCCTCAAGTTTGCGGCATTAAACTTCATGCATTTATGTTCCGTTATTTTCTCGGCAATGCCTGTCAGAGCATCTTCCGCATCGTCATGGGCATTTTTACCCTCACGCTGATAATTCAAAATGTGTTCCGCAAAATCCGCCCATCTTTCCTGCCAGTTCACAGGGAAATAAACGTGTTCCATAACCCACGTTGAATTGGATAATATCCTCGCAACCTTGTTGGCAGATTGATGAAACCACCTAACAGAGCATTTGTTGGACTTGTATTCCTCATTCAGAATCCGCTTTACGCTTCGTGCAAAACCTTTGCCGCCATTGTTGGATTCAATATCAGCAACATTCACCTCGTTATCGTAAAGCAGTTTTGCCGTTGCAGGCTCGGTTACTTCCATCGGCTCTTTGGTATAGAGTAAATCCAAAATATAGGCTTCGTGATTGTATTCCCCATAAACAATACTACACAGATAATCACTCCCTTCATCAGCGGTATCTGTGTAGTTGCATATCCGTTTGAATAGCGGTTTGCCGCCGCCATCTCTCGGAATATCCTCGTATGTTTTTATCTTGGTGTACAATCTGCCTTTAATATCAACAGGCGTTTGTTGGTAGTTTGCTTCAAAAATATCCCTCGGCATTGTTTTTCGCTTTATCTCATACGATTTTTCCGAAAGAATATCATCGCAAAGCATACTGCCATCATCGTTCTTGGCTTTCATTACAACATGGACAATCTTTAAACCTAACTCACCGAAGTGCTTTAACGCTCTCCCTGTCAAGTCATTTGTTGCCCATCTTGTCATTACGATGATGACCTTGCCGCCTTCTTCCAAACGTGACAGCATCGTTCCTGTGAACCATTCCCAGTGTGCCTGTTTGATATTCTCGTTGTACGCTTCCATAGCGTTTTTGAGAATATCGTCCAGTACCATTATTTGACAGCCAAAGCCTGTAGCAGTACCACCGGGGCTTGTTGCCAAATAGTTTTGGTAGCCTCCATTCAGCGACCACAAATTCATAGCCGAATCGCCTTTTTGTATGCTCACGTTCGGGAATACATCGGAATATACGGGGATATACGGGTCGGCTTTTACCTTTTGTATGCTATCCCGTACAGATTTACTGAAAGCCG